CACCTATAATTGGAACTTCCTGTCCTAATCCATCAGCATATCCTTTACCTGCTTTTTCAATGTAAACATGTTTAATTTGATTTTCGTTTACAGAAGAATCACCATTCTCTCTAACAGATCTAATTTGCGAATCAGTAGAAGATCCCCAATTATTAGGAACTGTTATATATTCAGTAGAGTCAAATTTTATAATATCAGTAGGAGATACAGTAAACAAATATTTCCAAATATATCCATCACCACTAGTTCCAGCTCTAGAAGGTTCTAAATCAGTGAATGTTGGTTCATCCTGTGAAGGATTTCCTTTAGCTGTAGATGAGTCTTTAGATCCATATCCACCATTACTAATACAAATATAAACTTTAAATTCTGAAGTAATTACATAATAATTAGCACTATACAATCTAGTAGATTGTGTTATTGGACTTTTATTGGTAATAGAATAATCATCTCTATAAATTTCATATCTATTTCCTGCAGTCCATTCTACTTTTCTAATAACTCTTCTAATATTTGCTGAACCTATCTTTTTACCAAACATCATAGTGTCACCAACATGTGACAAATATGAATAACTATCTTCTGGATCAGGTGTGTTAGCAGTCCAATTTGCGGATCTACCATAACCAACGAGACCAGTAGTTCCTGCAGGGTTTGGTAAACCAATAAATGCATAATATGAATTGTTATCAGATTCAACTGATTCTACAAAATTACTTGCATTCAGGATTCTAAATTGATCAGTAACAATTGCGGACATTGTGATTTAACTTTTTTTCTCTATTTATAGTGATTTTATTTGGTTTTTAATTTGTAAGACCAAATGCTCTGATTGCACCCGTAGATCGCAACCCTTTTATTGAAGTCTGAGTGTAACTTCTTCTTTGAATTGTTGGGAATGTACTCAAACCAGAATCAACAGTTAATCCTGTTACTCCAATAGAAATCGGAGAATCTGATCTAGTAGCATCATATATTCTACCCCAAGTAATTCTTCCAAGAGATGTAGTAAATCCTACACCACCTGCACCTGCTGGATTATAATATCCAGTTGTCACCAATCCAACAATGTCAGAACTACTCAATACATTACATGTAATGATTCCTGCCTGTCCACTTGTCCATATTGCATGAACCTTGTAGATATTATCTAAGAAAGTTGATCCAATTGAAACTATATCATTATCTGTATATTCAACAGAAGTAATTGCTGATGAAACTTTAGTATTGGAAACAAGAATTGAATATCCAACTTTTAATTTATCTGCTTCTTTGTCTGCAACAAATCCAAATTCAAGTGCTCTTGAATGACCATCAATACCCGATACTTGTTTTATACTAGTAATAATTCCAGTATAACCTTCAACCTTACCTGCAGAAACTATTCTTTCATTCTTGAATAATGGATTATCAACTGTAATTTGAGGTGGATTAGATTGACTATATCCTAAACCTTCATTTGTTATACTAACAGAAGTAACACTTCCATCTGTTATAGTTGCAGTTGCAGTTGCAAAAGTTGAAACTCCTACTACAGCAAACTGGT